ATGCAAATTCGCGCATTGACACTTACAGGCAAAGCCGCAGTAAACGCAGCAACAAACGAATACAAAGCAGTAGCCCTTGGCTACATCGAGCAACTAGATGCCATTGTTGCATCGTAAAAAGAGAATTTAATTATGAGTTGGACAGTAGATGCAACCGATTGGACTAGACAACTTAGTTCACCGTTACATGATGGCAATAACCCTAAATCGTTGAGGGCTTCAATAGCCGCAGCTATATCAATGAGTCTTAGCTTAACAACTGCGGGTCGATTGGGTTTCTTTATTGACTATTCAGAGTTGGAAACAGTCGGTACACATAACTTTTATGTGACTCGCACACACGGCTCACAAGGCGCAGTAGGTTGCACATGGACTGCTTACGACAGTGCAGACGGTGCGCAATTAGCGACAGGCTCATTATCATGGGCTAATCACTCACTAGACGTTTTATCGTTTCAAGTGCCTGTTACGAGTAAACCCGCTGGCGACCATAGAGTGTATGTGCTTTTATCTAATCCGACAGGCGGTGCGGCTCTGCATCATGGCGACCACACAGTAGCTTACGGCATTATTGACGATGATACGATAGCGACTAGTAACGCGATATTTATTGATGCAGATGCTGAGACTAACGGCACAGGTACGCAAGCAAGTCCTTATAATAATTGGTATTCAGCTAGAGATGCGGTGCAGCTTTCCACTCGGTTTATCTATATTAAGGGCATGTTAGTTCCTGATAGTACTGACACTATTGCAATGTCAGTTTATGTTAAGCATTTGGCTATGAAAGGAACTTTTGAAGGACGGACAAGCGAATCCCAACGATTAGTGGTACGTAATTGGCCTAACTTTGTAGGTGGTGTGGACGGTGGTGGTCAAGAAGATGTAGCAGGTTTTGTTTGTGATGCAGATTCAAGCACTACGGGTGCAGTTAAGTACGTCACTTTAAAGGGCTTAACTTTTACCAATCTTGATAATAGCGCTGGCACATCTATTACTGGGGTGGTTTACGCGTTAAGGTTGCGAGGAAATCGTGGTAATGGCCAACCGGTCGAACACTGGACAGTAGAGAGAGCAAATGTTGACGGGTTATTATCTGGCGCAAATGCAACGTCTGCAGTTTGGTATAGTGAGCAAGCAGACAATCTAAAGATGTGGGGTTGTACTATTACGAATACCACATACGCCTTAAAGCCGGACCCAAATCTACACGCCTTTCAAAGTTATGGAACTGGATATTGTTCAGCTCAAAGAAATACATTATCTAGCACAGCGGGTGGATTTTATGAGAAAGAAGGCTACAAAAGCGGCGTGGGCGTGGGGATGTGCATTCGTTTTAATGTTATCAATAGCGGTCAAATACTGATAAGTACTCAAGGTGATAGTCCGTTGATGGATTTTCATATATTTTCAAATAATATATTTTCATCTACCAACAATACAGACCATTCCACACCAATTGGGCTAACGCAAAGCTCCACTAGCTTTACCGCAACAAAAACACAAATATATAATAACGTATTTTACGATTACGACTATAGCAACGTTGGACATTTAAGGGTGAATGTTGCGGGTTATGCGGGGGTGATTCTTTTTAATAATATTTACAACGAGGTGGGCGAAGCTTGGCGTATAGATGGTGTAGCAGATGCGCCGGAGTACATAGACTATAACTTGTACCATAACAATGACCTACCTTCCCAACCAGTGGTTGCTAATAATCAAAACTCTTATATAACTATTAGTGAACTGCAATCAGGTTCAACTTTAGAGCAGAATGCAAAAACTGGAAATCCTCTATTTTTAGATTCACCAATCGGTAATTTCACTTTGTCTGAAAATTCACCTGCAATTAACGGTGGTGTGAGCGGCACAACAATGGGCGCTTTCGCTCAAGACTTTATTAAAATAGGAGCTAACTAATGGCTAATGCGTGGTTTTTAAGATTTGATGGTACAAACGATGCAGTAAGCTTAGCATCTCCTATTGTTTTATCGGGGGCCAATAGGGTTGAGGCTAATGGTTATGTAGAGTTTAAGGTGGCTTTAAGAGATGATTCTAATGCGCTATCTGCGGAAGCGTCAAACGGTTCAAGAATAGCTTGGAATAGAAGTAGCGGATTACTTCTCTACTCGATGGACGATGGAACAGAGCTAAGATTTGATGGGGCTTCAGCCGTACCTGATTTAGGTGTGGGTGGAATTTACACTATTAGAATAGACACACAAGCGGGAGCTATTGTTCATACATTAACCGTTAATGGCACATTGATAGGCTCAGAAGAAGCACTCACAGGTAAGCTGTCTCTTTCAGTTATTGGAAAGCAAGCAAGTAATTACGCTAATATGGATTTATATTATTGGCATTTAGTTGATAGACGCACTCCCGCGAATAGCTTTTATTATGATGCTACAGAGTCAAGTGGAGCAGGTAGCGTACTGACGGACACATCGAGTAATGCTAACAATGGAACATTATTAGGCTTCCCAAGTGATAATAGTCAATGGATTCTATATGATGATGGCACAGTCGCGCTTGAAATCACCAACGTAGACACTGACAACACAATCACAGACGGTCAGCAAGATATAAGCATCCCAACCACGGGATTCACATCACCAATAACTACCATTAATCTAAAGGTAGGTGATGAAAGGATAGCGCTGAGCGGCTTGACTCGCGATGTTGATACTTACACAGCCGATTTAATGGATGTAACTGCACTGACTAGCGGCACAGTTGGCTTGCCTTTCTCTAGCGCTACGTATCAAAATGAGATAGAAGCGACTAACGGCACAGACACAGCAGTTATTAATATTACTCGAAATCCTAAAGCGGGATGGGCAGTAATTGACGTTGTAGATGGTGTCAATACTGAGGGTAGCGCATTCGAGACTAGAGTAGGTGGCGCACCGTCTAACGCTTCGCAGATTCTTTATCCCACTGCAAATGGCACTTCTATAACTGCGACAGGTATCATTACTACTGACGCGCAAGAGGTTGACGGTTATTTGTGGAATGTAACAAGTGGCGAGTGGGAAACGTGGAGTGTTGATTTCCCTTTACCAGATACAACCGCGCCAGTAATCACCGTTAGCGGTCAAGCTAGCACCACGGTCACGGTAAACGGCACAGCGCCTACATTTACCGCAAGTACTGACGATGGGTCAACCGTTGTCGTTACAGGCGATACAGTGGATATGACAACCATAGGCACTTACGTTATTCGATATAACGCGACTGACGTAGCGGGTAACACTGCAACAGAGGTGACAAGAACGGTTATTGTCTCAGCTATTTCAGACACTACCGCGCCAATTATCACGGTGTCAGGTCAGGCAACAACGACTATTACATTCGGCGATGCTTTACCAACGTTCACAGCGTCCACGGATGATGGCTCAGCAGTGGTGACAACAGGCACAGCGGTTAACCAAGTCGGCACATATACACTCAGATACAATGCAACCGACAGCGCAGGTAATCAGGCGCAAGAGGTAACGAGAGTTGTGGTGATTAATGCAGCCGCTGTTAATCCAACAGTAACCAAAACAGCTACGTTTACACTGCCTGAGCCTATTCGAAATCGAGTTGGTGTGAAGTTCAGCGTGACTGATTTAAACCTCAACCCACTAAGTAACGGTCCACTCACAACGACTAGCGCAAACGTCACTATTGATTTAGACGGTGTAGACGTCACAAGCGGCCAGACGCTGATATTGTTTGCGACTGACTTAACTGGAAGCAACGATAGCACCGCGTATGTCATGTGTGACACCGCTAATGCTGTTGTGACACAGGGGTAATTTATGGCTGTAGCATGGTTGTTCAATCAGGGTGGCTCTTTTTTCACCCCTTCTCAGGATGAAGAAAAGCCGGGCTCAGCATTAGACAGAGCTAAATTCACCACTATTCAAGGTGACTACTTTGTCGCCTTTCAAGGTACTGATAACCGAACTGAGTTGAGTTTAAAACCTTTCTTGAAGCGAGACTTGAACTTAATTGATGGAGCGTTAAACCTTGAAGCCAATGGCATACAAAGTGTTGAGGTGGAAGCTATGCCAAGAGGTGAAGGAACGCCCAATAAAATCAGCAGTGCCAACGGTGACATTTTAATAGAAAGTCAGTACATGTATCCGGCACTAGGAAGAATACAAGGCTCGGGTTTATTTGACCTGCGCATTATCGTTAATACGACATTAGGGCTATCTATAATACTGGCGGGGCCAAAAATGCCAAGCGCCCCAGTTTTGGAGTTATTCACAGACCCTATACCGTAGACCTTTAAAGTAATTCACGAAGTCCAGTAACACTCATTTTAATCATTAGGTGATTAGCTTATGCAGATTCAAAAAAAGCCGTTAGTGCAAACTAACCCGGCAGGTGCAATTGCGCCCGTAAAAAACCAACCGACAGATATTAAGGCTTTAGCAAAAGCGGTAGAGCCTAAGCAGTCACCTTCTACCGGGTTAATGTCAACTACTTCTAACTACCGTGGATTGATTGGAGAGGGTAAGGCGATTCCATCAGACGGTACGCCTGCCAATATTGCGCCGGCAGTGCAGGCACCAACAACTAACTTTGATGCGGTAAAGTCGCCGTATGCATTAGGTGGTGAAAAGGCGGTATCATCTCTACCTGCTCAAAAGTACCAAGCAGAAGATGGTCAAGTTGCTGACGGTGGATTAGTCGAAAATCGCATTAATGGTTTGATGGACCTTAATAATCCGTTAATGAAGAAATCAATCGTCAATGCTAATAACCTATCCGCACAGAGAGGCTTGCAGTCATCCTCCATTGCAACAGAGAATGCAGTCAACTCGATGTATAACTTTGCACTACCAATAGCGCAGCAAGACGCTCAAACCATTGCACAGCAAGGCTTTATTAATCAAGATAAACGCCAGCAGTTGGGTATGGAAGATAACAGAGCACTTAATCAACAAGCCTTAAACGAATCACAAAATCAATTCACCGCAACAGAAAACCAAGTCCAGCGAGACTTCTCAGTTGAGCTAGAAGGGCTAAGACAGCAAAATAACTTAGGCTTATTGACCGCTGAGTCTCAACGTAGACTGCAAGAGATGGAGCAGCAAAACACATACGCCATTGAGCAGATGAACGTCAATAGCACCATTCAGAAGCGCCGTGACCAGCTATTACAAAGCTTTCAAGGTGACAACATGGCGATGGAGCTGGCTAATCAACTGCAAATGCTTGAAGCCCAGGCACAAGAGTCAAGAGCGTCACAAGATAATCAAAATAACTTTGCGCGTCAGATGGAATACTCTAATGCGGTATCTAATGCAGTTAACTTTGGTATTGAGGCATTAGGTAATGCCATGATGAACCCAGAGATTACACCGTCTCAATATGCCTCTATTAGTGCGAATATCAACGCTATGGTGCAAGGTCAGATTACCAATTATCAAGATATATACGGTATTAATATTGACCCGCAAGGCTCTACGTCACCTCCTAGAGATATTGGACCTCAAACTGGCGTTCCTTCGCCTATGCCGCCTCAGATACCTAGTGACCCAACTTATACTCAGCCGGGCACTGGTGGGCTTATTGGTGAAAACCCTAATATAGGCCGTTTATAATGCCAGTACGCCTAGCTAATTACGATGACATTACAGGCGCAATGGAAGTAGGGAAACGCTTGTTATCAAGAAGCGTCATTAAAGCAAGCGTAGATGATATGCATGCACGAAAAGTAATGCTAAGAGCAATTAATGATGCGAACTTATCGTTGTGGGTTGCTGAGCATAATGGAAAGATTGTTGGCTTTCTAATGGCCCTCAAGGAACAGCAGTGGTTTAGTAAGGATAAAGTGGCATCTGACATATGTTTTGTATTGGATGACAATCATGGCAATTATGCAAGACCTATGGTTTCACGCTTTATTAAGTGGGCAAAATCAGATCCAAAAGTAACAGATATTAGCTTGGGAATTTCCTCTGGTTTAGATCAAGACGGTCGAACCGGCAGAATGTATCAAAATTTAGGTTTCACGCCAGTTGGCGGAGTATATTCATTATTGGAGAAAGCATCATGTCAGGTGTCGTAAAAGGCGTTAAAAAAGTATTTAAGAAGGTTGGTTTAGTAGTTTCTAAAGTTGCATCAGGCGTAGCTAAAGTTGCTCGTAAGGTGGCTAAGTCAAAGGTTTTTAAGGTCGCATTAATGGCCGGTGCTATTTACTTTGGTGGTGCTGGGTTGATGAACCTTGCGCAAGGCGGTGCGGGAGGGTTTATGGGCGGCGTTACAAATGCGGCTACCTCCTTATCATCTGCCGGTTCATCCTTACTCAGTGGTAACTTATCAGCGGTGGGTTCAAACCTTGCGGCAGGTATTCAAGGTACGACTATTGCGTCGGGTGCCAATGCAGCAACTATAGCAGGGTTTAATGCTGCAGCGGCATCTACTATGCCAACTGCAACAGGAACCATAGCAAGCGCAGCGGCTCCCACTTTAACCGCTTCAACAAGTGGTGCAATTGGTGCAAATATAGCTCAAGGCACCGTAACAGGATTGTCAGCGGCACCAGCGGCAACCGGGTTAATGGCGAGTTCGGCACCAGTAGCTGCGGCAGCGGCACCAGCGGCGGGCATGTCAGTCGGTCAAGGCTTAATGACATCAGCAGGTATTAATGCAGGCGCTCAAGCCGTTGGTGGGTATATGAATGCTCGCTCTGCCGAAGCAGCCGAAGAAGAACAGCGTGACCGCAGAGACTATAACATGACGAATAAGGTCTATGGCTCAGGTTATCAGTACAACATACCAAGCGCGTTTACGCCGCCAGTTAACAACCAGCCTAAGCAGGGGTAATTATGAATATTGATGAACTTAAGCAAGATATTGAAAGTGAAGAGGCAACACCAGAAGAAGAGGCGCAATATGAAGAAGCGTTTGATTTTGCGCTGCGTTCTTTACACTCAGGTGAAGTTGCTAAAAACACAGTTGCTAGAGTGCTCAACGCTGAGACACCGGTTAAAGGCATTGCCGAGGCTGTATTTGTATTGGTTAGGCGTACCGAAGTGCAGCTTGATGGTATTGATGACTCAGTAAAAATCCAGATAGCAGAAGATTTACTTGAAGAAATACTAGATCTCATGGTTGAGTCAGGAAGAATGACCGAAGGTGAAATCACTGACGAGATGATAGAGCAAATCACAATTGAGCTTTATCAGACTTATGCAAAAGATGCTGAGCAGCGCGGAACCTTAGACGAGGATAAAATTCGCGAAGATGTAGAAGCCGGTGAAGGTATCAAGCAACCTCAAGGTATGAATGCAATGTCAAACCAAGAGGCCAAAACGAGAGGGTTGATGGATGTCTAAGTCAGCAGTTTATGCAGGATTAGGTCAAGGCTTAATGGCGCTTGGTCAGGGTGCGGGTAGAGCATTAGAAACTATCTCGCTTGAAAAACTACGTCAACAAAACTTTGAACAAAATTGGGCTCGCGAAGATAAAATACGCCAAGAGCAAAATCAGGCTCGACAAAGTGAAAGGTCTCAGGATTTATCTATGCGGCAGGCTGAGCGCAAAGAAGACAACGCATTCAAGCAACAGCAAATTAATGCAACCAATACCAACAACACTGCATTGATGGAATTAAAAAGAGACCAATTCACCAATGAAACAGAAAATCAAGTGTTTACTCAAGCTCGCGTCACTCGTGATGGTGAGAATTTCATGCAAGAAATTAATAAAGATGGCACCGTTGTTCGTGAGCAATTAATACCCGCAGCTCAAGAGAAGCTTTCAGAGGCGTCTAAATTGCAATACAAGCAAGCAGAGGGTGAGCTCAACACATTAATCGAGTATGGTGATGGTGACTCTGCTAGGGCTATGGAGTTACGCACTAAGATGGATAACTTGCTAGGCGTAAAGAGTACCGAGGAAATTAGCACCGTTGATGGCCTAACCGCAGATCAAGTAATCGCAAAATTCATGGAAGCTAACCCGACCATGACAAAAGAGCAAGCTCGTAGACTAGCTAAGCAACAAGGGCGTATTCAATAATGACACAATTTAATGACCCGTTTTCTAATGAAAAGGTTGATTTTATCGATCCGTTTGCAGAGACATCTAATGCTCAAAACGCCAACCAAGGCGATAGCAGTATTATAAGTGATTTAGGCGTTTCGTATGGCATTGGCTCAGGTAATTTAGTTAAAGGCGTTGGTGCGCTTTATGGCTTGGTATCAGGCGACGTTGATAATCCCGTATCTGAATACGGTGACTTCATGCTTGATTTTTACAAAAAGAGAAAGTCAGAAGGGTTATTGGATTTAGAGCAAGCAAGGGATACCGTCACTAATAATGCTGATGGAGAGGTTGCGAAATTTGGTCAAGCTATATGGCAAACTGTTAAAGAGCCAAAACTATTAGCCTCATTTTTTACTGAGCAAATTCCGATGATGGTTGTGCCAGGCGGTGCGGGTGCGGGTGCTACAAGAGCAGCTACCGCATATGGAGCAAAGAAAGCAACTACTTATGGAACGGGCGCTGCAATTGGAACGGGCGCTGCATTGCAAGGTGCTGATGTTGGTCAGAGTACATACGATGAATTAATTGAGCTACCTGATAATATATGGGAGCAAAACGAAGAGTTTAGGTTGCTTGCTGCAGATATTGGCGTAGAACAAGCCAAGCAAGAGTTATCATTAGGGTACAGTAGAAATGCCGCTGCCGCATCTGGTGCGCTATCTATAGCCACTCAGTTTGTACCGGGTGGTAAAAGAGTAGAGGAATTACTCGCAGGTAATAAGCTTACTGGTGGTGCCGTTGGTAGGATTGGAAAGACAATACTAGGCGAGACATCTCAGGAGGGATTAGAAGAAGGTGGCGGTCAAGTAATATCAAATATCGGTGTAGGTGCCATTGATGAAAACAAAAGCATTACAGAGGGTGTAGGTCAATCCATAGGTTTAGGTATGCTTGGTGGTGGTTTAATGGGCGGGGCGGTAAGTATATTATCACCGGCTGATAACATCACAGGCACCAAGCAACAATTTGAGCAAAGCATAGACCAAGCAGCAACACTTATTGAAGATTCTATAGCGAGGGGCGAAGATGATGCAGTTATTCGTCAATTAGTAGCTCGTTATGACCAGCTACAAGCGCAGTATAATGCATATTTAGCAGAAGTAGACCCTAACTTTGTTGGTCGCTCTAAGCAGAAGCAAGATGATGCGAGACAAGAAGTTAAAGATCAAGGCGGCGATGCATTAAGTCAAGAAGCTGCCGCAGCCGCTCAAAGTGGCGATTTATCAACTGCGGTATCTGAACAAGTTAAGTTTAATCGTGAGACTGAAATACCTGCATTCGTGCGTCAAAATGGAAACAATCAACAAGCGGGTTTAATGGGTGATGCTTTACTTGCAAGAGATGCGACTCGCGTTAACGGCATGCAGGAATGGCAGCCTAACTTCACAATCCCACAAGAAGAGCAAGCAAGGCAGGTTGACGGTGAATTTATTGCATCGAGTGATTTCCCTAATTCTGTTCCTACTGGTAATACGCTTGGTTTTGATGATCGTGTGGGTGCAATTGAAGCGGAGCGTCAAGCGCAAATTCCTAACAAAGATATTGTGTTCGGACAAGACGGGCGACCTCAGCAACAAGCAAGAGAAAACGCGGAGCAAATAACTCGCCAACCAAGACAGATTGAGCAAAAAGATATTATTTTTGCTGATGACCAATCAATACCCAAAGGAACGCCAGCGGCAAACGTTAGAAGTAACGGCAATCCTTTTCCAACCACTAAATCTGTGCAAGCATCGGGCTCATACAAAGCAGCCGTGAATGATGGTATTAATCCTCAAGTTGTGAGTATTAACGGTGGTTATGGGTGGGAGTCAAATGCAGATGTAAAAAAGCCACTAGACATCGACGATACTAAAGTTGAACCCGCTGCAGAGCAAGTTAATAATAATGGGCCATTTAATTATGAGAACCTGCCAGAAGAAGCAGTAAACTTACTTCAAATGTTTGATGATGATTTAAACCAGGCCGTTGAAAGTGGTAATAAAGATTGGATTGATGATGCTATTGATCGTGCAAACAAAGACGTCGAATTTAATCAAGAGTTTGAAAAAACTGGCTTAGGCACAACGTTTTCCAATGGATCAAAAGAACGATTTTTTACTATTTTAAAAGACCCATCTAACCCTGGTAAGTTTAGGTTTCAACAATATGATAAAGATGGATTTATATCTCATGAAACATACAGCACAGCCGAGGAAGCTATAAAGGGAGCTGTTTCTTTTGGCGCTAAAAATGTTGAGCCCACAACAACAATGGATGAAGTTCTATCAGGCGTTATGAGCAGCGATAGTAAGCCTCAAGAAAATAAACCAAACAACATTACTAAAAAGCCTCTAGCTCAAATACCTAAAGATGCAGCAACAGAAACAATAGCAGAAAACCTTGAGGTGGTAGAGGCAAACGTAAGTGAATTAACCCTATCCGATGATGTGCCTCAGTTTAAATCAGGCGCTAATACTGACGGTGTGGTCGAGCCTTTGGGCGGTTCATTTGATAGAAAAGGCGTGTCACCGGTGCAAGTGTGGGTGCGCAATGATGGCAGAAAAGAAGTTATCTCAGGACGCCATAGATTAGATTTAGCGAAAAGAAGTGGCGAGCAGACTATTCCTGCGCAATACTATTACGAAAGCGAAGGCTTTAATGCAGAGCAAGCATCTGGATTAGACGCTATACTGAACATTCGAGACGGTCAAGGTAAGGTAAAAGATTATGTCCAATACTTCAAACAGTACAACTACACCCAAGAAGAGGCCAACGCAGAAGGAGTTCTCGGAAGAGCTACAGGCAAACGGGCGTTCTCTATCGCAAATAAAGGCTCAGAGGCAGTTGTTAGCCAACACGCTAACGACCAAATCACGGACGAAGCGGCCTACAGAATAGGCGAAGCTGCACCGAATAACGAAGCACTTCAAGCTGTGGGATTAAAAGCCATACAAGACGGTAAAAGTATTACCGTTGCTGAAAACATGATCAAGGCAGTATCAAGCATGACCGGTGGCCAAGGCACTACTGATATGTTTGGCTTTGACGATTCAGCGTTAGTTGAAGCCGAAGCAATGGCTAAAGCAGCTAGCGCCAAGCAAACTGAAATACGCAATCGACTGAGTGCCATCCGTGGTGCCGCTAAAAATCCCAAGGTAGCGAAGCAAGAAGGGATTGATATACGCGATCCTAAAGCTTTAGAGTCTCGCATTGCCTCTCTAACGAAAGAACTACAAACGTGGGATAACTGGCACACTAACCCTGATATGGTCGCGCAGATACGCCAAGGATTAGACTTAAGCCCATCAAATCAAGTAGAACAAACTCAAGAAGTAACACCTCAAAACGAAGATACTATGACGAGTGATATGTTTGGGCTCACCCAAGAGTCTGAGCAAGAAAGGCAATCGCGTGAAAATCAAGAACAAGCCAATGCTGCGCAAGTTAAAAATGAAGAAAAAGCACAGGACCAGCGAACGCAAGCAGACAAAGACGTTGATAACTTCTCTTTAACTGGCTCAAATAGAAGCGCTGATGTTGCAACCGCAGCCGGGCAAAATGATTTATTCGGTGCGCAACAGCCGCCTAAAGAAACCACTGCAAGTGAGCAAGCCAATGAATTTAAAGTGGGTAATGAGACTTTATCCACTGGCAAGCCTACTAAACTGTTTTACGCTAAAAATCGCGAGAAAGCACCTCGCATGGTTAATATGGATATGGGGCAGGACATAGAACCCGCCGGAGATTACTTAGTTGTTAACCAGCGTGATATGAAAGATATCGACTCCCCTAATTGGGATTACGGTACGGTTAAATTTAAAAACCCATTAGTTGTTGAGCATAAAACCACGAATAGTACTGGCTGGAAAAAAGACGTATCTGATATGTATGGCGGTAAAACCGGAAAAGCGCTAGCCACTGCAATTAAGAAAGATGGTTATGATGGAATATTAACTATTGATAAAGACCGCAGAGGCAACTTTGACTTAAGTGAAGCGGTCAACCTAGCTGGTGTTAAAACCCCATCAAACTCAAGAGAACCAACAGAAAATATCGATGACTTTGGCGAAAAGCTAGAGGGCGCTAGGAAAGACCTTGCCACTAAATGGAATAAGGACGTATCAGTTGACGATATTGAAAAATCTACGCTGTCACAAGTGTGGCCCAAAGACTTGTTTGATAATTTAGGTGATACTTATGCCGAGGCGTTTGCGTTTGCAGCTAGAGCAGAAATTCCATCAAAGCCAAGAAAGCCTTATTTAGTAAAAGTTTGGGCTGAAAAAGTATCTAGTTACAGAGGCATGCTTGATAGATTAATCATTAAGCCTTTAATGTCTGGCGATCCAACTAAACGCGAACTAATTGAAAAGTTAATGCGCGAAAGTGGTAAGGGTTCACTGGATGGCTTTGCGTCTAAAATTGACGTACTTACTCGCATAGATAAAAGCAATTGGTCGAGAATAGGCATGGTGTCTAACAGGCCCGATGCGCACACATTTGAAGATGGTAAAAAAGTAGCAAACCCTTATGTGTTAATTCAAGTCGATAAAAGAATGGTTGCCTTCTATGGTGCTAATAACGAATCAATAATAGACGAATTAAACGAAAAGCTTAATAGCTCCACCGGCGAAAAACGTATGAAGTTTACCGTTAGGGGCGGAAAGGGTAATTATTACATTCATAAGGACGGTGACAGAGAATATACAAAGCTCATTACCTTTAAGACAACCGCTGATGCATTCGCGTTTAAGAATGACCAGTACGATAAGCTAGTTGAGTTATGGGATGGTGTGAAGGATAAGATCAACGTAACGAAGGCAGATGTCAGAAGTAAAAACAACGAAGCTAGAACTGGCGAAAATAGCCGAAATGGTGAGAATGTAACGCCTGATAAGTTTACTGAAACGTTTGGCTTTAGAGGTGTTCAGTTTGGCAACTGGGTGGCTAAGCAAAGCGAAAAACAACAATCCCTTAATGACTCATACGATGCACTTATAGATTTAGCGAATGTAGTAGGCGTTGAGCCAAAAGCATTATCGCTAGGCGGCAAGTTGGGTTTAGCCTTTGGTGCTAGAGGTAAAGGTAAAGCCATGGCGCATTATGAGCCTGACAATATCGTTATTAACCTTACAAAGACAAAAGGCGCCGGTTCATTAGCGCACGAATGGTTCCATGCGTTAGATAACTACTTTGCAAATACGCGTGAAAATACCGATACTAGTAAAGGTGCTATGTTCATTACGCAAAAGCCTGAGCCTATGTATGTGCATAAAACCCAAAAAAGATTTGGCCTAATGACCAAACAAAGGCTTGAGTTCAGAAGAAAGCAAAACCCTACTGCGGGAATATTCAACGCTGAAAACTGGGAGTTAGATCCTAAACACCCTAATGGTGTTCGCAAAGAAGTAGAGTCAAAGTTTGCTGATTTAGTTGCTGCATTAGAAGATTCACCAATGCGCAAGCGCTCATTAACTATGGATAAAAAGCCTGATGCTTATTGGAGCCAAATCATTGAGCGAGCAGCTAGGTCATTTGAAAACTATGTGATTAGCAAGCTAGATAAGCAGGGCATTAAAAACGACTACTTAGCAAACATAGTTGGTCCTGATGAATTTGTCAGAGATAAAGAAAGATACCCTTATTTAATTGGCGAAGAGTTGGCACCTATTGAGAATGCGTTTGATGCTTTATTTGAAACTATCGAAACAAAAGAAGATGGTGATGGCAACGTTATCATGTTCAACCGCTCGAGCGAACCAACAGGAAAAGGCGTAACGCAACAAGAGGCCACTAACGTTACTCAAGATTTTATTGACTTTTACAGTGGCGTAGATGATGGTATGGAACCTATCATTACTGATAAAAAGCCAAGCGAGATATTTGGGGATGCACAACTTGAACCAGGAGACGACACCGCAATCAAAGGTGGATTCGACAAAACCGCCAATAGACTCTTTATCTTCTCTCAGAATCACAAGAGCGTCGATGACGTGCAAAGAACCTTGCGCGAGGAGTTACTGGTACACAAAGGTTTGGGCTTTCTTCAAGAGGCTGAAAACAACGAGCTCTTAAGTTCAATCAGTGAGACTCGTAATAGTAAAAACAAAGATGTTAAGGCCATATGGGCTGATGTTGATAAGAACTACGCAAAAGCCTCTGAGAAGGTTAAAGCGGAAGAGTTCTTAGGTAAGGTCGCGCAGAAGAAGCCGGGCGCGGTAGATAAGTACTGGAATCAATTCCTAAGCACCATGAATAAAATAATGGTTAAGCTTGGACTTGCTAAGCCGGGTATGAGATTGCCAGAAATGCGCACTCTAGTGTATGAGTTGGGTGATAAATTAAAGCAGGGAAGAAGCGCTCAAAATAATGAAGCATCTAACCAAGTAGGTATAAATTTAAATCGCTATACTAATATTATTACTGATGATGCCGGTAAGCCTCTGACCTTATATCATGGCACCGCGAGTAACTTTGATGCCTTTGATAAATCCAAGATGGGTGAACTAACTGGCGCCGACTCAGCAATGAGAGGTTTCTTTTTTGCGGCTAATCCAGAGCTTGCAAAGTCGTTTAGCGATCAAGCAGAGTTAAAAGGTATTGATTTAGATGCAACGCTAGAGCAGATTGAAGCCCTACCAAAAAGCAAACTAAAACAGTTAAGCAAAGACCTAGAGTTAGAAGCCCCTCAAAACGAAGCAGAGTGGCGCGATTATGGTTACGATGACGTAATCGGCACTGCAATGCAAAGACTAGAAGATGATATGTCAGCGATGTCGCTTAATGATAGATATAACGTATTGCCTATTATTAAGAAATACATCTCAAACGATTCTATCAATGCCGGTCGAATGGTAGAGGCTAACGTTGAAATATCAAACCCATACACTATGGAGTTTGATGAAGATGGCTCTTATGAAGATGATGCTATTAACGATGCTATTGATGAAGCCATTGAAGGTGGGCATGATGGATTAATCATTAAAGGCATGCTTGATACTGCCATTAGTGATAATAAAAACTCCAACGCTATTAAGTCCGACGTTTATGTGGTGTTCGAACCTAGCCAAGCCATTATAAAAGAAGATGGTGACGTTAGGTTTAACCGCGACAAAGGCATGCTTTACAAAGGCGACTTAATTGAGTTAGGTCTTAATGACGCTCAAGAGTACAACTACCAAGTCCAAGCTATGCAAGGCATGATTAACAATGGTGCCGATCCTGAGTCTGCGCAAATCAAAGATATAATGAATAAGCTCACCTTAGCAAAAGCGTACTTTGGCAGAGAGTGGGCCGCGCAAGCGCAAACCGTTCGCGATCAACTTAAAGCTGCGCAAATTAAAAATGACAAGGATGAAACGGCGCAGCAAGCAAAAGCAAGAGAGCAAGCCGCACTTGTCGATAAAAAGCACACGCTCATGCAAAACTTTATGTATAAGAAAGCCAAGACAGTGCTAAATAGAAGCGCAAGAGTCATGGATAGCAGAATTGACGAGGCTGATTTTTACGAAAGCTTACGTGAAATGGGCATCTCTGATACCGACATCAATGCAATGATGAACGCTAAGAGCGACACCGATAACATGATCCCGCTTAGCAATGAAGATGCAGACATTGTGATGCAGAAGGTGAACTCTAAGAAGTATTATCACAGCTTTTCAGCCGATGATGTGACAGATATTAAGCGCATGAAGTCGCAAAAGAATATGTTTGAAGATTATGAGGATGTGAGCGCACACAACTTAAACATACAAAAGCCGTACTTTATTGAGC